AGAATGTCTTTGAGTTCCACACCTGTCTGGTCAACGAATGCATTGTACATATCTGTCTTGGATGCATTCCCTTTACCAGTAGCCCACTTCTTGATTTCAGTAGGAGTTACTACTTTTGGATAGAGATTGTTTTTGTAGAGTTTGTGTTTGAGTAGACCAGTGTTTTCACCAATGTTAAACACTTGTCCCTTGGCTGCAAATGCATATCCTTCTAGGATAATATCTGCATGGACAGGAACTTGACCAATTATCCAGTTTGATATGTAATCATACCGAAACTCTTCAGAAGGCCAAGTCCCAAAGTGAGATCCCTTGATTTTACCATCAAGGTAGGATTTTGCAAATTTTTTGGTTGGAGTTAAGAATTGTATCCTGCAACTTGTGAAGGTTCCTTCACCCACACAAATTGCAGGGGATGTCATGCTGTAATCAATCCCAACTTTCGTCATCATCATATTCTTCTATTTCAATATTGTCACTGTTACAAAATGAACAGTAGACTATATCATATCTAGAAGTATTTAGATGATGTTTTATCTCGTAAGTTGCATTACATTCTTGACACTCTATTTCATATACTATCATGCCGCTGCTGGTAGATCAACCACTTCACATACACCGGCCGAACAAGCAAGTTCCTGCGAACCAGCAGTATAGTCTTGTTGTTCATAGTCTGATAAGCCAGTCCAATCTACATTCTTAGGCATCTTTGAATAGAGTTCTTGGTATTCTTCTTCCGAGCAATCTTGGTACGGAGCCTGTTTGTACGTATGATCACTGAAAGGTAGAAATGAAATACCACTAATGTCATCAAAGTTATTATATACCCATGATGCAGTATCTACCCATTCTTCCTCTTTAACTGAGATGGTTACAGAAGGTTTGTGTTCACACCAATGCTCTTGGTAGGTCTTCCATAGTTCTAGTTGCTCCAATGCAGTCATATCTTGTCTACATACAGCTCCATCTGGGGATTTCATAGGAAATGAAAATACTGTAGTATGGTTGGGTTTAGTTACGTCTGGTTCACAAGGAAATCCTTGATCCTTCATGAACTTAGTGATAGGATCTTTGTTATCTCCTCTCACTGTTCTTATATAGTACGGATTGTGTCGTGCATGAATTCCAGAAGCAGAGTCAACTAACTGCGAAACAGTTCCCGATGGTTTGACACAAGTGATAGCAGCCGATTGAGGTATACCTAACTTTTCGGACCACTCTTTGTTGGTTTTGATGGCCTCTTGTCTTAACTCTCTGAGTCTTCCATCCAATCCTCCAGTACTTCCGTTTGTATCGGCATTATCCATGATTCCTGTGAGGCTGACTCCAAGAAGTCGCTCTTCATTACAATTTCGTTTCCACTCTCCTGTGAGATACTTGAAATTAGTGAGGGTAGACTGCCAGGTTCCAAGGATAGTTGCAAATCTGACTTTCTTTTTAAGAGATTTAGTATCGTCCCATCCTCTGACAACGCATTCTGTAAGGTTGCAGAATTCTCTAGATCGTAGAATGATTTCACTGCAAGGATTTGTGCCGAAATCGTCCCTGGCATCACGGCGAATAATGTTTTGGCCATCTTTGTCCTTTTCTTGGTTTAGTTTTTCTGTTGTCCGTTTGGCAGACATACTATTGTAAATACCTCTCTCGCCTGATTTGGAATCATAGAGGGAAAGCCACTCTCGCATGAAAGTGCCAACGTCTGGTTTTTCTTTATAATTGACGGAGTTGTTTGCAAGTGCCCGTTGCACATTTGTCTCCCACCAGTTTCCAGACTTGGCGTATCGCATTTCCCGATCCCCCAAGTTACTAAGGCTGATAAGAGCAGAACGCCTAACGCCACCGACCACGACAATCTCTGCGATTTTGCAAACCAAGTCGTGTGCTTCAACTGGTCGTAATTTTCGTCCGGCTGCATTCTTAAAGATATTGATTGAAAATTTAAATAGATCTTCTAGTGGTTCTGGACCCGATGCCCGACCACCAAAAGTTTTGAGAGGAGATCCTGCTGGTCTAACCTTAGATAGATCCCATGTGGGAACCTGACCCATCCACAACATTGCATAGAGTTCTTTTAGAGCCTTTGCCCATCCTAGTTTAGAATCTCGTACTACAATGACACTCTCAGTCTCATAAAACTCTTCTGCGACTGATGGTAACTTATTTACATACTCTTCTTCTACTGAAAATCCTACTCCTGTTCCGTTCATCAATATGTACAGAATCTCATCAAATGATCTGGGTGAGTCTACCTTTACATAGGAGCAGTTGTACCCTGCAACATTTTCTCTCTTCAGAGCTTCTCCAGATGTCATCAGACATCTCATACTTGGCATCACATCCAAGTCTACTACTGCATTTCGTATTTCTTTTATTTCTTTATCTGTTAAATCGTAATTACAATTTTCTTTTAAATGTTCTTTGAAAAAATTAAAATATCTATCTATCGTTTCTTCCCATGTCTCTCTTCTTCTCTGATCGTAATCCCATCTCGCATATCGAGAAAGGTGTATAAATGACTGATATTCGGTAGGTAAACTCATGTTCTCTTCCATTCGTTGATTTGAAGGTAAGCTTGCAGTCCACCAAAGGTCCGAGCTTTAATAAACCCCTGTATATCGTGATACCCTGCAAGTACCATATCGTTAATATCTTTATGATCCAAATCACTTGGCCATACTACAACATTATATCCCTTATCAACAGACTTAAACATCCTATCAATCGTATGGCGATTCCTTGGTTCGTTATCGTATATTGCCGTAGTAGTACTAGGCTCAGAGTTAATAAGATCCAAGTCGGCACCAGCAACTGCCAAACAGTTGTCCAGAAAAAGAGAATCTAACGGACCTTCAACGACATAGACATGAGAATCAAAGTCAATGCGTTCAAGTCCATAGATCTTCTCTTTGTTTTCTTCTAATTTTAAGGTGATATATCTAGGTTGTTCGTTACCAAACGCCCGACCTTGGTAAGCGAACATTTTCCCTGACTTGTCAAAGAAGGGTATGACGAGTCGTGGATAATCTATATTTATACTTTGGAATTTTTCAGGGAACATTGTTCTGGACCACTCGTAGAATTTATCTGCGAGATAAAGTTTGTCCCAATGTTTCTCAGGAATCTTCCGTTGTTTTATATATGCAAAAGCAGGATGATCTTGTATCTTGTCAAACCGATGCAGTTTACTCAGTGGGTCTTGAAACTTTGGTTTCTCAAAGACAAACGGAGCCTTATCTGGTATCGGTGTGTTCTTCTGGGTTTCGTTGTTCTTGTATTTTTCAACAAGATACTCTGAATGCAATCTGGGGTCCAGAGACTTCAGAAAGTTATTGAAGGTGTGGCCTGCACCACAATTGTGACATTTGTAGAAGAAAGAGTTCTTCTTCTTGTAAATGTATCCTCTGGCTTTGTCTTTTCTTTTGTGGGAATCACCACATACAGGGCAACGAAAATTCCAAAGATTATCTCTAACCTTCTTGAATTTTTCAACCCTAGACGTACATAGATTTATGTACTTCTGGTCAATATAACTCATTATGTAAGGGGAGTGTTACTGGAGCGCTCCAACTGTCTGTAACGCTGTCATTATAAAAGTAAGGGTAAGTATAATACCCATGGCGGTCCATTTCCACTTCTCCAGACCGCCTATGTCTTTCTCATTTTCATCTATCTTATCACAGAGTTTTTCAAATGTCAAGTTTATTTCCTCAGAAATTTCTCTTTTCATTGTAGACATTCTGGAATGTACCTCCTTAAAGTCTTCTCTGTTTTGATTAACGTGCCCCTCAAACGATTCTGATATTTGTTTAATCTGTTCTTTGAGCACTGCAATTTCTGCTTCTACGTTCATCTAACTTTTTTCATTGCAAAACTCTGCATGGCCATAAATCCACCTTTGTTTTTATTGATCATATCTTTGAACTTTCCTTGATTGTCTTTGTTCAAAGCATCATAAACTTTAACCATAGCACTTGCAGTAAACATATCTACAGATGCTGTCTTTTTGTCTTTAAACTTGACCTTCTGCATCTGTTTGTTCTTTACAATGTTTCTAAGAACGTCTAATACATCTTCATCTAATCTAGTAAAATTTAAAGTAGTCTCTACTACTCTATCCCGAATCCTTTGAATGTTACCCCAACTTCCACCACCAGTTCTAGAATATCTAATGGCTCTTACCTGACCAGTATCCTCATGTCTCAGAACACAAATACCTCTATAATTTTTTCTTGCATAATCATAAATTGCTCTTTCACCCTCGTTCTCAAGATTTAAATATTTTGACCATCTCTCAAACTTCATCTTTCCATTTCGGAATTTATGATATACATCGTCTGATACTGTAAATTCTTGATACTTCTTTTTCTTTTTTCGTACTGCATCAGCAGGCATTGCAACTGCACCAGATGATGCACTGTTGGTTGGAACGTCCTCATCTACTTGTTCCTCATCATCCATACCTTTTGCAAGTGCAAGATGCATTTTGCGTTTCTCTGATTTGGTGACACGATCAATAGAGATCTCCTTGAAAGAATCTGGCTTCAGAGTCTTGCGTAGTCCACTTTTAATTGATTGTTTACTATCTGAATCTACGATAACGGCAGGAAGATCTGGGAGTTTTACTTTCCAAAACAGCTCTTCTAAATCTTGATATTCTTCTACTAATATTTCTATCATTTGATGTCCTCTAATGACACGTATATTTTTTGCATACTCTTCGTATGTATTACTGGAAATATCTCCACACCCAAAACAGTATCACTTGGTGGAGTATCCTCAATTACAGAAATAGCATCACCCTCTTGAGCATCTATTTCCTCATCATCAGCTGTAACTTGATTTACCAGAGTGTATTCTCCAGCAGGCAACATACTTCCAATACCCACAACCTCCTCTTGTATGGTATTGTCAAAATCAACCATGTTGTTCTCTAAAAGATATTTGTAAACCTCACGTTCATTTACTTCGTAGTTATGTTCTTTTAGAAGAAACAATGCAGTTGCGTATGTTCCCAATTTTGTTCTGACCAGAGGAATCTTACTCATGATTCGTTTACAGTTAAACACCAAACGATGTAATAAGGTAAACGCCTCTCTTTCAGCCTCTGTATTCAGATCCTTTGATTTTTTGAGTGCCTTTCCATTTGCATCTATGATTCCTAGTTTGTATGCCTCTTGTTTATCCCAAGGGGTCACTAACAACTTTAAAAATCTATAAGTGACAAACAGATCTATT